TGTTATCTGTATTCACTCGATACTCACTGTAAGCCACTGCCGGGTAACCCGCTGGACGGTGTGATCTGTTATGAGTGTGAAGCGCCATGAACTGGAAAGAAGCGGTAACAGCCGCACTGTTCATCATCGCAGCCTGGTGGGTATACGACACCTACCGGGATAACCAGCAGCTGAAGGTGAATAACACAACGTTGTCTGGGCAGTTGTCAGCACAGCGGACGATAAACGCCATCACGCTTTCAGCCGTTGCCATCAGACACCGCGCTGCACTCGACAACATTAAAGCCAAACAGGTTGAGGACACAGAGCATGTCAACGTTAAAACTGTTATCAAAACTGTTTTCAAAGACAGTGAATGTGCTGCTGCTCCTGTTCCCGCTGATGCTGTTAGTGAGTTGCGGAAATACGCGGACGGAATACGTTCCCGCACCGGTGGTTCCTATTCCGGCTCAACTGACCGTTGATTGTCCGCTGCCGGTTATTCCGGATGAACTGACATACGGCGGCGCAATCCTGTTGTTGGCCGATGCAATGAAGTCGATAGCAGACTGTAATCACGATAAGCGGGCAATACGGGAGATAGAAGCGGAGAGGGTGAAGTAAAAAAAGCCCCCATGACGAGGGGCACATATAAAAGACTCAGGAAGTGTTTATTGTGATTTTCGGGTTGAGTATATCCCCGATAATTCCGTAATTTCAATATGCGGAACAAATAAAAAATGCCCTGTAAGAACAGGGCAAATAAGCAATCGACAAAGAATATTTACTCTAACTACGATGCTCAATATACAGGCAATTTTGCGGGCGAATCAATAGAGCCTCGCTAAATAGCGGGGCATTTTATTACCAGAGGAAAAGCTATGTTTAAACATGAATTAGGTCAGGTTGTGCAGGTCACCATCAGCGGCGAAGAAGGTCATGTGAAAGCCCGTGCTGAATATCATAACGGTCCGAATCAGTATCTCATTCATTATCTGGCAGCGGATGGCCGTGGGACTGATGGCTGGTTTGAGGAAGGTGAGTTGTCCCCGGCAGAACAACAATAACCCATAACAAAGCCTGCTCACTGAGCGGGCTTTACCCATTGGAGAAACAATATGGCTGCTCAGGGTTTCGATAATCCATCAAGGTTTTACGATGATGTTCTGAAGAAAATACCTCAGAAATAGCATGATCCTTATAACCCATTGTTTATACATGTATTTATGAAAAGGTACTCCCGGAGGGGTACCCTTACCACGGGGCGGCGGCATCGCGGGAAACGGCTCATTTTCGGATTTCCATGCTGTCAGCAGCAGGTCAGTTAATTCATTGATATCGTTGATAAAAAACAACACTGAGGTGACGAAGCTGGTTTTTGTCTGTCACCTGAGTGCTGTTTATCCATTTGATTAACAACAATAAATAAGGAATCCACCTGACAGTGTGAGGTGACAATGTCTAATATCAGCAATCTCGGGGACGCGTATCACTGGAGTGTTGCAAAGATTGCTGAAGCGTTCGGACTGAACCGGGGTACGGTTAAAAAGCGGCTGCTCGATGCAAATGTGGCGATAGCGGGAACAGTACGAGGCAATCCGGTGTATGCCCTCCGCGATGTCGGTCCGGTGATATTCGGTGCTGACACAGAGAAAGATCCGTCCGGTATTCAGGATCCGGACAAAATGTTCCCGAAAGACCGTAAAGACTGGTTCCAGTCTGAAAACGAACGCATCAAACTTGAAACCTCTCTGCGCCAGCTGATACCTGCTGAAGAATCTCACCGTGAGATGGCGACCATCATCAAAGCGATAGCCCAGGTGCTGGACACCTGGCCTGACCGACTGGAGCGTGACCACGGCTGGCAGCCTGAGCAAATCACACAGGCACAGGATGTGGTGGATGAACTCCGCGACCTGCTGGCGGTGGAGGTGGAAAACGCAGAGGAAGAAAACGGATGAGTACAGGTTATGCGTCGGCGGCTGAAATGCGCCGGGATGTCTCTGTGCTGCTGCGTCCGCCGCGCCGGATGCCGGTGGCGGAAGCGGTTAAAAAATACATGCGGGTGCCGATGGGCGGCGGCAGCGCGGTGCAGTGGGAAGACACCCTGACGCCGTACATTATTGAGCCGATGAACTGCCTGACATCCCGGAAATATGATGCGGTGATATTTGTCGGCCCGGCGCGTACCGGTAAATCCCTGGGGCTTATCGACGGCTGGATTGTCTACACGATAGTCTGTGATCCGGCTGATTTTCTGCTGATTCAGATGACGGAAGAAAAAGCCCGTGAGCATTCCAAAAAGCGCCTCGACCGGACATTCCGTGCGAGTCCGGAAGTGGCTAAACGGCTGAGCCCGCGCACCAATGATAATAACGTGCATGACAAAACGTTCCGCGCCGGTAACTACCTGAAAATCGGCTGGCCGTCCGTCAATATCATGTCCTCATCGGATTACCGGTTTGTGGCACTGACGGACTATGACCGGTTTCCGGAAGATATCGACGGCGAGGGGGATGCATTCTCTCTGGCATCAAAACGTACCACAACATTTATGTCCGCCGGGATGACGCTGGTGGAAAGTTCACCCGGCCGGGAAATTACTGATCAGAAATGGACTCCGTCATCACCCCATGAAGCACCGCCGACCACCGGTATTTTATCGCTGTACAACCGTGGCGACAGGCAGCGCTGGTACTGGCCGTGTCCGCACTGCGGAGAATACTTTCAGCCGGTGTTTGATGCGGTGGCCGGTTACCGGGATGACCCGGATCCGGTGACAGCCAGTGAGGCGGCTTATATTGAGTGCCCGCACTGCACCGGACACATTTCCGGCAGCGAAAAGCGGAAGCTGAATAATCGCGGTGTCTGGCTGAAAGACGGCCAGGACATTGACCGGTACGGCAACATTACCGGCGATGCCCGCCGCTCCCGTATCGCGTCATTCTGGATGGAGGGACCGGCTGCCGCCTATCAGACGCTGTCCCAGCTCGTTTATAAATATCTCACCGCCGAACAGGAATATGAGCTCACCCTGAGCGAAGAAACCCTGAAAACGGTGATCAATACGGACTGGGGGCTGCCGTACCGGCCGAAACATACTCAGGATCAGCGCAGGGCAGAAGAACTGCTGGCGCGGGCTGAGGATCTCGGGATCCGCTGTGTGCCGGAAGGTGTCCGCTTTCTGGTGGCAACCGTCGACGTACAGGCCGGGAAAAACCGCCGGTTTGTGGTTCAGGTCACCGGCTACGGTGAAAAAGGTGAACGCTGGATTGTTGACAGATTTGATATCACCCAATCCCTGCGGACGGACGGCAACGGCGAGTGTGTCCGTATTCATCCCGGTGCCTATCCGGAGGACTGGAAGCTGCTGATAACAGATGTGCTGGATAAAACATATCCGTTGTCCGGACATCCGGCGATCAGAATGCCCGTCATGATGCTGGGGGTGGATACCGGCGGTGAAAGCGGTGTTACTGATAACGCGTATGCTTTCTGGCGGCAGTGCCGCCGTGACGGCATCAGCCGCAAAGTGTTTCTGTTCAAGGGGGGCAGCCGTACCGGCGCAAAACTGATCACCAAATCCTATCCGGATAACACCGGACGCTCTGACCGGCAGGCGAAAGCCGCCGGGGATGTGCCGTTATATCTGCTGCAGACTGACAACCTGAAAGACCGGGTGGCTGCTGCACTGAGCCGTGATATGCCGGGTCCGAATTATGTGCATTTTCCGGACTGGCTGGATGACTCTTTCTATGACGAACTGACCTATGAGGAGCGGCTGACCAGCGGTAAATGGGAAAAGCCCGGGCGGGGCGCAAACGAAGCCTTTGACCTGATGGTGTACGCCCATGCACTGGTGATCATAAAGGGGTACGAGAAAATCAAATGGGATAAACCGCCGCCCTGGGCACGGTTACCCGATATTCCTGTTATTCCGCCTGAAAACACTGACTCCCCCGACAATATCACCCTTATTTCAACAACCGGACCCGCGAAACCGAAGAAACCGAAAAAACGGAAAGCATCGGCGTGGGCCCCTGTTTCATCATCCGGAGGTGGCTGGATATGACCATAGAAGAGATTGACGACATGATCCGGCAGTACGCGGAAGCGGAACGCGCTGTATTGCAGGGCAGAAGCATCACGATGAACGGTCAGAGCATGTCGATGGAAAGCCTGAGCGAAATCCGCAAAGGGCGGGAATACTGGGAGCGCCGCCGCAGCGGTTTGTTATCGTCCCGCTCCGGCAGGCTGGGTTATAAACTGGCGAGGTTTCCGCGATGAAGCTGATCGACAGTGCTATCGGCCTGATTGCGCCGGGCTGGCAGGCGTCCCGGATGCGGTCCCGCCTGCAGATAAAAGCCTATGAGGCCGCGATGCCGACCCGTACCCACCGCGCGCGGCGGGAATCCCGTAACGCGAATCAGCTGGTGAAATCCGGCGGCCGGTCACTGCGCGAGCAGGCCCGGTTTCTGGATGACAACCACGACCTTGTGATCGGTCTTCTGGATAAGCTGGAAGAGCGGGTGATTGGTGCGAAAGGCATTATTGTGGAGCCGCAGCCGCTGCTGCGCGGTGGTGAACTGGCTGATGACCTGGCAAAACAGATCCGTGCGGCCTGGTCGGAATGGTCTGTCAGTCCGGATGTGACCGGTCAGTATACCCGTCCGGTACTTGAACGGCTGATGGCGCGTACCTGGCTGCGTGACGGAGAGGTATTCGGTCAGATGGTGTCCGGACGGGCTAAAGGTCTGAGGCGGGAAAACGGGGTGCATTTCTGGATTGAGGCGCTGGAACCGGACTTTGTGCCGCTGAATCTGGATGTGCCGGGCAGCAATATCTGCCAGGGTGTGAAACTCAATGAGTGGGGGCGGCCTGTCAGTTACAACGTGTATAAAAATATGCCGTCAGCCCTGTACCGGTCGCAGGATCTGAAAACCATCGACGCTGAAAACATGCTGCACCTGAAGTTTACCCGCCGCCTGCATCAGCTGCGCGGGCACAGTCTGTTGTCCGGTATTCTGATCCGCCTGAGTGCCCTGAAAGATTATGAGGACGCGGAACTCACCGCTGCCCGTATCGCTGCATCACTCGGGATGTACATCAAAAAAGGGGATATCTATAACGGCGATGATGCATCAGAGGACAGGGAACTGAATATCGAGCCGGGCATTATCTTCGATGAACTGGCACCCGGTGAGGATATCGGCATGGTCAAATCTGACCGCCCGAACCCAAACCTGCAATCCTTCCGTAATGGTCAGCTGCGTGCAGTAGCCGCCGGCAGCCGCGGCAGTTATTCCAGTATTTCACGTGATTATGACGGCACTTACAGCGCCCAGCGCCAGGAGCTGGTGGAGTCTTTTGAGGGCTACGGCATTTTACAGGATGCGTTTGTGGCCGCAGTGACCCGCCCGATGTACCGCAGCTGGCTGACAATGGCCGTGGCGGAGGGGGTGATTGATGTACCGCCGGATGTTGATCCCGCTTCTTTAATGAATGCGGTTTACAGCGGCCCGGTGATGCCGTGGATTGACCCGCTGAAAGAGGCCAAAGCCTGGCAGGTGCTGCTGCGCGGCGGCGGGGCAACTGAAGGGGAATGGGTTCGGGCCAGAGGCTCCAGCCCTGCTGATACAAAACGCCGCCGTAAAGCGGAAATTGATGAAAACAGAAAGCTGGGGCTGGTGTTTGACACCGATCCGGCGAATGACAAAGGAGCGCCTGACGATGCCAAATCCCGGGACGATGACGAGTAACCCGAAAGCATCCGCACCGGTTAAAAGCTGGTTCCGCATGAAAGCTGCGGCGGATACCCAATCGGCGGACATTTATATCTATGACGAGATCGGCGGCTGGGGGATCTCGGCAAAGCAGTTTTCAAAAGAGCTGCTGGCGCTGGGTGATGTCAGTCAGATTAACCTGCATATTCACTCCCCCGGCGGCGAAGTGTTTGACGGGATCGCCATTTATAACCAGCTGAAAGGCCATGATGCAAAGATCACCGTTTATATCGACGGGCTGGCGGCCTCAATGGCCTCTGTTATTGCCATGGTCGGTGACACTGTGATTATGCCGGAAAACGCCATGATGATGATCCACAAACCGTGGGGAATTGCCTGGGGTGATGCGGATGAAATGCGGGATTACGCCGACCTGCTGGATAAGCTGGAAAATGTGCTGATCCCGGCGTATGTCGCCAAAACCGGCAAAACGGCGGAAGAGATTGCCGCCATGTTAGAAGAGGAAACCTGGATGAACGGCGACGAATGTCTGTCACACGGGTTTGCTGATCAGCTTACTGACCCGGTACAGGCGATGGCCTGTATCACATCCAAACGTATCGAGGACTTTACTGCTATGCCACAGGCTATTAAAAACCAGGTATCACCGAAAAATACCGCTCAGACCACACCGGTTTCCGTGCCGGACCCGGCACCGGTGACGCAGCCCGCCGCAACCGTGACTCAGCCTCAGCCGGTCGCGCAGCCGGATAATGCAGATGTACAGAATCAGATCCGCGCTCAGGAACAAGCCCGTCTGAACGGCATTAAGGACTTGTTCGCCATGTTCGGCGGCAAACATAATGATCTGATGGTGGATTGCGTGACTGACACGCAGTGCTCACTGGAAGACGCCCGTGCGAAACTGCTGGAAAAACTGGGGGCTGAATCCACACCAAGCAACAAAAATAATGCTCATATCTATGCCGGGAACGGTAATTTCACCGGTGACGGCATCCGTGCATCGGTCATGACCCGTGCCGGGCACGAAGAAGCACAGCCGGATAACCCGTATAACAGCATGACACTGCGTGAACTGGCGCGTATGTCGCTGACGGAGCGCGGTATTGGTATCAGCACCCTGAACCCGATGCAGATGGTCGCTGCGGCATTCACACACAGCACTTCGGATTTCGGCAATATCCTGATGGATGTGGCTTATAAATCCCTGCTGACGGGCTGGGAAGAGGCGGAAGAAACCTATGATAAGTGGACGAAGAAAGGTCAGCTCAGCGACTTTAAAACTGCTCACCGTGTCGGCCTCGGTGGTTTTCCGTCACTGCGTCAGGTGCGCGAAGGGGCAGAATATAAATACGTCACCACAGGTGACAAGGGGCAGACCATTGCGCTGGCAACGTACGGGGAACTGTTCAGTATCACCCGCCAGGCCATCATCAACGATGATATGAATGCACTGACCGATATCCCGAACAAACTCGGCCGGGCCGCAAAAGCCACCATTGGTGACCTGGTGTATGCCGTGCTGACAGATAACGGGAAACTGAGTGACGGCAAAGCCCTGTTCAGTGCTGATCATAAAAATACGCTGTCCGGCGGCATGGATGTGGAGACCATCAGCAAAGGCCGCACGCTGATGCGCCAGCAGAAAGAGGGCGAACGTACGCTGAATATCCGCCCGGCCTTTATGCTGGTACCGGCGGCACTGGAAACACATGCACTTCAGGTTGTCGGCTCCGGCAGCGTGAAAGGGGCTGATGTGAATGCCAATATCATCAACCCGATCCGCAATATCGCGGAGATTATCACTGAGCCGCGTCTGGATGATAACAGTGAAAAAGACTGGTACATGGCCGCTTCTCAGGGCAGTGACACCATCGAAGTTGCCTACCTGAACGGTATCGATACCCCGTATATCGATCAGCAGGAAGGGTTCACCTCCGACGGCGTGACCACGAAAATCCGTATTGATGCCGGTGTGGCACCGCTGGATTATCGCGGAATGATCCAGGTGAAAGGCCAGTAATCCGGCTGAGAATCACATCATGAACGCCCGTGAGGGCTTTTTTTATACCTGAAATCCGGCACCTGCGGGTGCCGCGGAGACGATTATGGCTAAGAATTATCAGCAGCAGGGGATGACCATCGCGATTGTTAACAGCGGAACCAAACCCGTTACCAGCGGTTCACTGGTACAGGTTGGCTCACTGGCCGCGGTGGCAATTACAGACATTGCCGCCGGTGCAACCGGTGACGGATTTGCCGAAGGGGTTTTCCGGCTGCCTAAAAAAAACGGGCTGGTGCTTAAAGCGGGGGCTGCGGCTTCGGTTAAAGATGGCCAACTGGTGGATACCGGCGGCGTGGTGATCGGCGTAGCCTGGGAGGATGCGGCTGCCGGTGACGCAGATGCCGCTGTGAAGATTAACGTCTTCCCGCCGGCGGCACAGGGATAACGCTATGACCCCGTTTCAGCAGATGAAGTTCCGGATGGATGCACTGACAGCGGAAAAAATGGGGGAAGTCATTTACCTGAATGATCAGCCTGTCTGTGCTGTTGAGTTTCATTTTCTTCCGGAAATGGGACCGGTCAGCGGTGACGGGGTCAGTTACGTGATTTTCACCCCGGGGGTCACCGCCCGCCGGAATGACAGGGTCGTTATCAGCAATGCGGAGTACACCGTAACCCGTGCTCTGCGCTATAACGGCAAGCCCCATATTTTTATCGAGAGTGAATAATATGGATGGTATTCAGCAGGCGATTAATAACCTGAACACAATCAGCGGCACGGCGGTACCGGTCGCCACAGCTCAGGCCGTAAACCGGGTTGCAGTCCGTGCGATAGGGCGCAGTGTCAAAAGGGTATCAGGCGAAACACAACTGCAGCAGAAACTGATCCGTCAGCGTGTCCGTTTGCGCCGGGCCAGCAGTAAGCAGACAGTGCCACGGGCACGGTTATTTGTTAACCGGGGTAACCTTCCGGCCATTGCGCTCGGTGCTGCGAAGGTTCAGTTGTCACGCAAACGGCGCGATAAAAACGGACGCGGCAGTGTACTGAAAATCGGGCGGTTTAAGTTTGAGGATGCGTTTATTCAGCAACTGGCAAACGGTCGCTGGCATGTTATGCAGCGCACCAGTAACTCACGTTATCCGATTGATGTGGTGAAAATCCCCCTGGTAACCCCGCTGACACAGGCATTTACGGATGAAACAGAATCACTTCTGAAATCCGATATGCCGAAAGAATTCGGGCAGGCACTGAAAAATCAGCTCCGGCTGTATATCAAAGCGAGGCTCCCCTGATGCATAAACATTCCGCTATCCGGCTGACGGTGGCTGATGCCCTGCGGGCACACCTCGGGGGAACTCAGGTATATGACGGTCGCCCGGTATTTCTTGAGGAGTCTGAACTCCCGGTTGTCGCGGTGTATCTCACTGACGCTTCGCCGACGGATGATGTTGTGGATGAAGACCAGTGGCAGGCCGTTCTGCATATTGAGGTTTTCCTGAAAGCGAGTAATCCGGACTCAAAACTGGACGAATGGATGGAAGACAAAATTTATCCCGCCATGCAATCCGTACCGGCACTGGCCGGACTTATCGAAACCATGTCAGCGGCAGGCTACGACTATCAGCGCGATGATGAAATGTGCCTGTGGGGCTCAGCCGATCTGACATATCACCTGACGTATTCAATGTAAGGAAAAATTATGCCTTTACCTCCTAACCCGCTGGCTCCTGTCAAAGGCGCCGGCACAACGCTGTGGATTTATACCGGCGAAGACGACCCGACCAAAAATCCGCTGGCAGACGAAGGCTGGACGCGCCTGGCAAAAATCAAAGAGCTTCAGCCCGGGGAAATCAGCGCTGACAGTTACGACGATACCTATCTGGATGATGAGGACGCCGACTGGAAAGCAACCGCTCAGGGTGAAAAGTCAGCCGGTGAAGCCAATATCACACTGGCCTGGAAACCCGGCGAGCAGGGACAGAAAGACCTGGTCAGCTGGTTTGATACCGGTGATGTCCGTTACTACAAAATCCGCTATCCGAACGGCGCGGTTGATCTGTTCAAAGGATGGGTCAGCAGCCTGGGTAAATCGGTACCGGCAAAAGAGGTGATCACCCGCACCATCAAAATCACCAACTCCGGCCGCCCGGCACTGGCGGAAGAAATGAAACCGGCAACCGGAGAAACCCGCACAGCCCCCAAAGCCACGGAATAATCCGGAGGAGAAACAATGATGAATTTTCTGAAACAGAAAGAATTCACGTACAACGGCGAATCACTGATGCTGAGCGAATTATCGGCCTTACAGCGGGTGGAGTACTTCGATCACCTGGTGACTCAGACTGAAAAAGAAGCGCCGGCAGAGGATGTGCAGAGCCTGAAACGCACTGCTGTTTATGTGCGTATGAATATCGAATCAAATGCGTTTCTGGTAGCCCGTTCTCTGTTCAATGTGGGTAATACAGCGGGTAAACAGGTTGATGAGATCCGCGCTGATATTCTCAGCACCTGGCCGCCGGTCGCGCTGGAGCAGGCGGCAAAACTGGTACTTGAACTCAGTGATATGCAGGTCAAAACCACAGACGGTGAAAGTGCTGAACCGGTCGCAGATCCGGAACCGGCCGAAAAGTAATCGCCCGTGAGCGTCAGTTTATCCTGCGCCTCGCTCATGAATTTAAACGGGCGGACTGGCGCAGGATGCTGGCGGATATGACGGCAACAGAGCTGGGGGACTGGTACACCTATTTCGGGGTAACGCCATTCACCCATCAGCTGATTGATCTGGAGTTCGCCGCACTCAGTAACACCGTGGTGTCGCTGGTGGGCGGCAGCAAAGACCTGTCGCTGAATGATTTTCTGTTACTGAAACACAGCGAAGAAACCGGTGAGACTGACGACTCACTGTTAATGACAGCAGGCGAGGGGATCGCCGGGGGAGTACGTTATGAGCCAGCAGATAGCTGATCTGGTCATTAATCTCAGTGCGGACAGCACCACATTTACTGAGCAGGTTGGACGCGTCGAACGTCAGTTACTGCAGGCTGCGGCCAGTGCGGATGCGTCAGCTGAGCGTATGCGTAAATTTGCCGAAGGGCAGTCAGCAGCGGTTAATCAGGCAGCGAACAGCACACAGGCCACACTGAAAACGCTGGATGAGTCTCAGATATTCAGTGCTGATAAGTTTGTTCAGAAATGGAAAGCCGCGGCGCGTGAAATTGACAGCATGCACCGCCGGATGAATGAACAGCTCAATAACAGCAGGCAGAAAGATTCGGCCGGTCGGGATCTGGCGCGGCAGCAGGATGCCATGACCGAAAGCTTTTTCCGTCAGATTGATGCGGTAAAGAAGACCGGCAGCGGGCTTGAACAACTGGCCGTCATTCAGTCGAAACTGAACCAGGCGCAGCGTGCCGGAACCATATCACAGCAGGATTATCTGACCCTGATCTCATCCGTCACGCAGCGCACAACAGAGTTACGCCGTGCGGATGAAAACCTGACACAGCAGAAAACCCGGTTTATTCAGCGCCTGAAAGAACAGGTAGCCACACGGAACCTGTCCCGCAAAGAAATGCTGCGTTATCAGGCGGCGCAACTGGGTGTCAGTTCATCAGCGGATATCTATATTAATAAACTCCGTGACAGCAACAAAGAAACGGAGAAGTTTAAAGGCAATAATAAGATCCTGTCCGAAGGCCTGCGCAGCCTTGCCGGTCATATGGGGATGAGCAAGTTCACCTACTTTGGCGGTATGGGGGCGGTAGTCGGCGGAATAGCTGCGGTTGGTAAAGCGGCCTGGAATGCTGAGCAGGAAGTGACGCTGCTCAACCGTCAGCTGATCGCCACCGGTAATTATGCCGGTAAAACATCGGCACAGCTTCGCCTGATGGCAGATCAGATGTCCGGTGGCTGGATAACCAGGTCGGATATGACTGCTGCGCTTACAAGTGCAGTCGGTTCCGGTTATTTCTTCGGTGACCAGGTATCACTTGTGGCTAAAGCAGCTGCACAGATGAAACAGGCCACCGGGCAGTCGGTGGATGAAACAGTTAATCAGTTCAAACGGCTTAAGGATGATCCGGTCAACGCGATTATGGAAATGGATAAATCCATGCACCTGCTGACCGCATCCGAGTATGAACATATAGCTGCATTGGAAAGATCCGGAAAAACCCGTGAGGCGTCAGAATATGCCATTACCAAACTGGCAGAGGTTACCAACCGTCGCACTATTGAGATGAGTGAGGATGTGGGTATCCTTGAAAGATCATGGAATAACCTGACGAAGGGTATAAAAGAAGCCGGTGACGAACTGTCAAAAATCTGGCGACCGCAGACTGAAGCAGAAAAACTGGTTAATGTTCGTGAAAATATTGTATCTCTTGAAAATGAATGGAAGACCGAATCTGCCCGTCAGAGTGGTTTGAAAACATTAAGAGCAAACGAATCCGAGCTTGAATTTATTGTTAAATCCCAGCAGGGGTATCTGGATAATAAAAATAAAATCATCCAAGCCAATGAGTGGGAGAAAAAAACTCAGCAGGATCTCAATAAGTACATTGAAGCAGGGCTGTCTCAGGCAGAAAAAAGAACGCGGGAGCACGAAAAGTTAAACCGTGAAATTGCTGCCAATGCAAAGGCTGCAAAAGATACCGCCTCTGCATCTGACAGTGAAAAAATCAGGCTATGGACGCAAGATGAAATAGCGAAAGCCAGAGCCGGTATTGATAAAAAATATGCCGATCCTAAAGCGCCAAATAAACGGGATTATCGTATTGATGAAGGCACAAAGGCAGAAGAAACAGCATTAAAAGAGCAAATTGCGCTCGAGTCAAAATTACGCGTACTCAAGGAGCATAAATCTGTTACGGATGTAATCAGTGCTGAACGCAAAAAGCTGTGGGAAACCGAGGCACAGATTGCTATCACTGAAGAGGCCAGAGGCAAGCGCCAGTTAACCAAACAGGAGCAGGCGTTGCTGGCAAATAAAGCGGCAGTACTGGCTCAGCATGAGAAACTGGCGCTGCTGGGTGATGAGGTTGTTGCCCAGGAACGCCTGAATAAGCTTCAGGACCAGGCTGACAAATATATTAAACAGCAGATTGAAAAAAGAAACGCTATCCGTGACAGTATCGGCAAATCCTCCAGGGAGGTACAGAAATCACTGGAAATTGCCCAGCTCAATTCGGCATATGAAGGAACATTAGATCACGGAAGGGTATTGGCTGACCTCGAGAAAAACTATGCAGCAGAGGAAGAAAAGCGGGCTGACTGGCTTGGTGGTGCACAGACTGCGTGGGGGGATTACCGTGATGCCGCACTGGATTCAAATGCGCAGATCCAGAATGCCACCATGGCTGCACTGAACGGATTTTCAACTGAACTGACCTCTGTGCTGACAACCGGTAAAGCTAATTTCCGTGAGTTCACCACGTCGATACTGAAAATGCTGACAGAAATTTTTGTTAAAAAATCGATTGTTATGGGAATGGATGCGATGGGGTTTAATTTTACCCCAAATGCCAAAGGGGGCGTTTATAGCTCTCCGTCACTGAGTGCGTACAGTGGCCAGGTGGTACATACCCCGACAATGTTTGCCTTTGCAAAAGGTGCTGGTGTTATGGGGGAAGCCGGACCAGAGGGGATTTTTCCGCTTCGTCGTGGTCTTGATGGTAAACTTGGGGTAGTGGCTAAAATGGCTGGTGGAGGTGGTGAACCTCTTATTCAAAATAATTATTTCACTATTAATAATGATGGTAGTAACGGGCAGATGGGGCCGCAGGCGACACAGACGATCCTGAAACTGGTTGAGCAAAAAACAAAGCAGGTTCTTGCATCTGAGCGTCGTCCCGGCGGGGCAATGGGGTAACAATGGAAACATTCACCTGGAAAGTAAAACCCGGCATGAACATTGAGAGCGAGCCCCGTGTTCGCTCTGTTCGTTTTGGTGATGGCTATGAGCAGCGGCGGCCGGATGGTTTTAATACTAACCTTGAAAAATACAGCATTACATTATCACCAAAGAATGCTGAGGCTCAGGTTGTCAGGGCTTTTCTGGAAAAACATGCGGGTGTTACTGCATTTTTCTGGAAACCCCCTCATCAAACTGGCATGATCACGGTATTATGCCGGAAATGGTCATTTTCAGTTGGGCCACTCAGAACTGAAGTTACTGCTGAATTTGAAGAGGTTTTGTCATAAACGTGGGGATTACCGTGAAAAAAAATATCGCATTTTTTATATTCTTTCTTAGCTTTTGTTTTCCATCAGTAGCTGTTACCAGTGGAAGTGAAATAATAGCACCCCTTGGACTTAAGTGGGGAATGACAAAAAACGAATTAATTGAAAAAGTTGGAAGTATAAAAGAAATAGAAAGCAATAATGGAATAGAGCAGTATTTAGTAAAAAATACAAACAGCAAGATTAATGATTTGGATGTGTATAGTGTTGGCGTTGATAACAAGCATGGACTAACAAATGTTTACATGGTTTTCAATATAAAAAACGATGAAAGTGGCACTAAGTCTATTGAAAAATATAACATACTGAAAAAAGCATTAGTTTCAAAATATGGTGAGCAATATTCTGAAGAATATATGTGGCGCGGTTACAATAAAGATTTTACATCTTTTTCTGATTGTATTATTAATGTGCAATGCGGTAAGTATGAATCATTATTTGGGGATGATAAGGGAGGCAGTATTCAGTTGAGACTTCTACCTGACTCATCTGGAGAATTTTTTAATATATTTTTATTATATAAGTCACCGGCAATTAAATTAATAAAAGAAGAAATGGAAAATAACTATAACAGTGAAGTGCAAAATAAAGCACAGGCATTATCTGATTCGCTATAGTAACATTATATTCCAGACTAAGTCGGGAGGGTGACGAATACAACACCCGAAAGGGGAATTAGTCCGCGGCCTTGTTTGTGCCGTTTCGAACCTCCCGGCACCACTCACTCTGATAGTGAACATTTAACAGTTTTATGGGGATTTTATTCTCCTTTCCCATGTATTTTTTTTAATTTTATAAGTTTTTCAATTACTTCATTCAGTAAGTTTTCTATATCATTAACTGATTTTACATGACCGATAAGTGACGCTAAATGTGCGGAGTCAGCCTTATTTAGTGTAATCACTTGATTATTATCATCGATAACCATAGCCCTTTCTGCATCAATGACGGCCCTTTCAATCGCAGCAACGGCCTCTGCATTAACAGATCTTTTATTGTACTCGGCAATAACTTGCAATCGGCTCTTTAATTCGCTTGGAAGGCGAATGTTTAACTGTGGGTCTCTTTTGCTCATGGCTAATACTCAGTGGAAAATCAATATTGACATAGTAGCCAAATGATACTACATTTTCAAGCATAGTAGCCAATGGCTACCATGAAAATAAGCCCCGACCGCTTGCAACAGTCAGGGCTTTAAAGGCATCAGAAACTTCGAGGTAACTGACATGGTGATTATAGCCAATATTGAAAATACTGACAATTCAGTCAAGAATCTTCCCGCGATGCGGTTTAACGGTTTGCCGATCATAACAACAGAGTTATTAGCCCAGCTTTATGGTACTGAAACCATTCGTATCCAGCAAAACCACAAACGAAATGATGATCGATTCATCGCTGGAAAGCACTTTTTTAAGCTGGAAGGTGTTGAGTTATCAGTGTTTAAAAAAGAGTTAAAGGCACTAACTAGCTTAAAGATAGTTAGTGGAAATACCCGTCATCTCATACTATGGACAGAACGCGGGGCGGCCCGTCACGCTAAAATGCTCGAAACAGATCAGGCATGGGACGTATTCGAAAAACTGGAAGATTTCTATTTCAGCAAAAAACAGATGAATGACAGCACTCCGGTTCATGGTTCAATTACAGGCCATACTGAAAAACTGGATCTTCTGCGCTCTGCCGTAAACATGCTGGCCGATAACCGTGGTATCAGTTACCAACGTGCATATAGTTTGGTACATAAACAATTTGGTGTCAGACGCATTGAAGATATCGAGCCAGACCGCCTTTCTGATGCGGTAGCTTATTCATACAAAGAAGCCATTGAAGGTGAGTTTGTCGGCAAGGAACAACCGGTAGCCACATTCAGACGAAAGCTGGCAGAAAAAGAACTTAATGATCTGATATGGGGGTGGGTTGCTGCTAAACATATGTTGGATACTCTGACGGAAACGGAATCTATTCTCAGGAAAGCAGGGTACCAATCGGTAGCAACGGTTCGCGGAATGATTCAGGAATACCCGGCAACACTCTTGGATGCTGTGGAATTTCTCAGAAAAGAGTCGGACCATATAGTTATAAAATCGGAAGGTTTTGATGCTCCTGGATGGGGACGGATACTTCCGGTAATCAGATCTTTACACTGACAACACGAACCCGCCTCGGCGGGTTTTTTTATACCTGAAATTCAGTTTTACCCATCAGTGCACCACATGCACACATGCTTTTAAACATCGAACCGATATTTAGGAATGAGCCTTTGAGGGGATCAGCTATAGCTGATGCTGCTTCGATGGGCTGATCTCCTATGTGGCAAAGGTTCATTACCTAAATAAGGAAAGCATCATGATTAAAATCATACCCATGAAGTATGACGAATCCCTGATCCCGTTTAATGGTGATTGCTGGGTGAATGCAACAGTGGCAGCAAAATATTTTGATAAAAGAGCTCTTGATTGGCTGCGACTGGATTCAACCAAAGAATACGCAAAAGAAATTGGTCAGGAGCTTGATATTGAAGCTATAAATTTAAAAGGTGAGATTTCTCACCTTTTAGTGCGTGTGGAGAAGGGACGCAATGGCGGCACCTGGATTCACCCGGAACTGGTCATTGAGTTTGCCCGCTGGTTATCACCAAAGTTCGCCCGTGCCTGTGACCGGCATATAAAAAATATGCTGATGGCGCAGAATATGACACTGACGGAAGATCAGGTTATCGGCCTGCTGACATACAAAGACGCCACTGAGTGGGAAAAGCGTTTTCAGGAGCACTATTATCGCGCACTGTCAAAAATGGCCGGTGTTCCTTACTTTGGTCATGTCGGCGGGTGCCCGTCACTCTTCGGGATGATCACGGCGAAGTGGGTATACGGCGTTGCATTGCCTGATTATGTATACGAATCGGTAAAAGAAAGTCGGTCTGCGCGTGAGAAAATTCACCAGTACCTCAAGGCAGATGCCTTACGGAAAGTTGAAGAGCAAATGGTGGCGGTGACCAATATCGCCAACAGCTCAGCAGACTATAAGGATTTTGATGCCCGGTGTATGGCCGCATTTGATGTTAAAGGGCAGATGCAGCTGCTTTATCCGGTGACGGGAAATAATTCACAGATTACCCGGTTACAGTAGCGGGAGGCGCAATGCAGAACATCTCTCCGGAAATGCGGATTGCAGTTACTGAGCTGGCTTCCGACCCCGAAATTGAACTGTTTGAAATCGACCTTACTCATATCGGCGGTATCCGGTACCGGTTTTATAACGGCATGAATGGTCAGCGAAAGCCGCTTATCTGGCAAAAACAGGTTTATGATCCCTATCCTGTCAGTGGTGAGGGGTTCACCTACAGCGGAAAAGGCCCGTCAGGACGACCGACGATTACACTGTCCAACCTGTTCGGCCTGATCACCGGTATTGTCAGTCAGCTGGATGGGGCCGGTGGCGGTTATGTGATCCGCCGGGTGGTTAAATCCCGGTTCCTCGATGCAGATAACTTTGAGGGCGGAAATCCGGATGCTGATCCGTCACAGGAAATTATCAGCCGCTGGGTTATCGAACAGGTCACCAGTCTGAATAATAAAACAGCTTCCTTCATGCTGGCCGCACCCAGTGAGACAGACGGCGCAATGCTGCCGTGCCGGGTTATTTTGTCGGACGTGTGTCCGTGGGGGTACCGGTCTGCCGAATGTGGTTACGCGGGTCCGCCGGTCGCTGATGAATGGGGTAAACCAACCAGTGACCCGGCAAAGGACAAATGCGGCAAACGACTGCCGGACTGCAAACTCCGCAACAACCAGTCACGTATCGGGGCATTTGTCTCCACTTCCCGTCTCAGCAAATAGTATTCCAGAGGGTTTCCATGATTAAACACGCCATTCTGGCGCACGCTCAGGCGGATGCGCCCCGGGAATCGTGCGGCCTGATTATCCGTAATGAGCAGGGGGAGCAGTATCTGCCATGCCGGAATCAGTCTCCGGATCCTGAACACCATTTTACTGTCGGGTTTGACGATTTTATCCGTGCCGGTGAGCAGGGTGAGGTTGTGGCTGTGGTTCACAGTCACCCCGGCGGCCAGCCGTATCTGAGCAGTGCGGACAGGGCCATGCAGATAAACAGCGGACTGCCGTGGCTGCTGGTCTGTGACGAAAAAATCCACCGCTATGAACCGGTGCCGCCTCTGCTGGGCCGCCAGTTTGTGCACGGCGTGACCGACTGCTACAGCCTGTTCCGGGATGCGTATCACCTGACAGGCATCAACCTGCCGGATTTTGAACGGCATGATGACTGGTGGCGGCACGGTGAAGAACTCTACCTGGACAATATGGAGAGCAACGGTTTTGTCCGGGTGAAAAAAGATATTCAGCCGGGGGATGTGATCCTGTTCTGTTACGCCAGTTCCCGGGCGAATCACGCCGCCGTTTATCTCGGCGCACAGACCATTCTCCACCACATACCCAATCAACTCAGTAAGCGCGAGGCATATAACCCACGATGGCAACGAATGACTCACTCGATCTGGCGTTACCGCCACTGGCAACCTTCCGGCTTTACGGGGATTTGCAACGATTTGGACGCCGCTTTGATCTGAGTGTCAGAACGGCTGCTGAAGGTATTCATGGGATTCTGCTCCAGCTCCCGCAGTTACGGCAGCGTATCCGTGACGGCTGGTACCAGATACGGATCGCCGGCAGTGACGTTTCCCCTGATGAAATTCACCGGCGTTTTAATGAGCCGCTTCCCCGGAACGCTGTCGTTCACATCGTCCCGCGTATTGAAGGGGCGAAAAGCGGCGGGGTATTTCAGTTTATCGCCGGTGCTGCCGTGCTGGGGCTCGGATGGTGGAACCCCGGCGGCTGGGCCATCGGTGGTGCGCTGATGTCGGCCGGTGCAGCCATGATGCTGGGCGGTGTGGCACAGATGCTGACACCGGTAGCGAAACAGCCGGATATGTCGCGGGGTGAGGAAGAGAAGGGTAATACCTATTTCAGTAACCTCGAAAATACCGTGGCGCAGGGCGTGGCCGTACCTGTGGCCTACGGGCGGATTATGTGCGGGTCGCGGGTGATTTCACAGTCCATTGAGATTATGGATGACAGCGACGGTACTAATATTGATGCCGGTAAACACGGCGGGTAAGTGAGGTAACAGATGGGAAAGGGCGGCGGCGGGCAGCGTACACCGTATGAGGCACCGAATGATTTAAGTTCACGGCAGAAAATATCCCTGATTGACCTGATAAGTGAGGGTCCGATTGAGGGGCCGGAAGAAATTAACAATGTGGTGAATGATTTGTCCTGCGTGTATCTGGATGATACGCCTGTCATTGACGGATCCGGAAACAGCACGGTAAATGGTATGACAGCACAGTGGCGTGCAGGAACACTGGAGCAGCCCGGATTATATGGCTTCACTTCATCGGCCAATGAGGTACCGGTTGGTATCGAGGTAAAATATAACGTGCCGGTCACCCGGACAATCACCTCACCGTATATCGACCGCCTGCGGCTGACGTTCGGGACACAGTCCCTGGTGGAATCCAAAGACAACGGCGACAGGGTGCCGACATCGGTGCAACTGGAAATTCAGATCCAGCGCGGCAGTGTCTGGTCAACGGAAAAAGTGGTTACCATCACCGGCAAGCGCAGCAACTCCCCTTACCTGATGGCGGTCATTCTGGATAACTTACCGCCGTCCCCGTTCAGTGTCCGGATGCGCCGGTTAACGCCGGACAGCACCACGGATAAAATTCAGAACAATACGGTCTGGTCGAGTTATTCAGAGCTTATTGATATTAACCAGACTTACCCCGGCTCCGCGGTCGCCGGACTGACATTTGAAAGTGAGCAGTTCGGTAATAAATTCCCGCGCCGTAACTATCTTATTAAGGGCCGTATTATCCAGGTACCGGGCAACTACAACCCGGATACACGGGTGTATTCCGGTATATGGGACGGCACCTTTAAACCTGCATGGTCGGATAACCCTGCGTGGGTGCTGTGGGATCTGCTGACACATCCGCGCTATGGCATGGGGCAGCGCCTGAAAATAGCCGAAGTGGATAAATTCGCGTTGTATATGATCGGGCAGTACTGCGATCAGGAGGTGGATGACGGTTTCGGCGGTAAAGAGCCGCGCGTCCGCTGTAATGCCTATATTACCGATCTGCGTAAAGCCTATGATGTGATCAGTGAGCTGTGTTCCTCAATGCGGATTATGCCGGTGTGGAACGGTCAGGTTCTGACATTTGTGCAGGACCGCCCGTCTGATTCCGTGTGGCCATACACTAACGCTAACGTTGCAGACGGGGTGTTTGAATACAGTTTCAGTCCTGTAAAGGCACGTCATAACGTGGTTGAGGTTCGCTTCATTGATCCGGATAACGGCTGGAAAACCAGTGTGGAGCAGGTGTCTGATGATGTTTCTGTGGCAAAGAACGGCCGGAATGTACTGCGTGTGGATGCCTTTGGCTGTACCAGCCGCGGCCAGGCACATCGTCACGGCCTGTGGATACTGATGACAGAAAAACTTGAGACACAGACTGTCGAATTCAGAATTGGTGCGGAAGGATTACGCCATACGCCCGGTGATATTTTCGAGATTGCGGATAACGACTGGGTGGATATGCAGATCGGCGGCCGCATTCTGTCTGTTGACCCGGAAAAGAAAACGCTGCTGCTTGACCGCAACATAGAAAAACCGGCCAAAGGTGATGCGCATGTTATTGTCACCGATGGTTCCGGCCTGCCGAAAACCATCAAAGTGACCGGCTATCCGGCTACGAATCAGATTACCCTCGATGTGATGCCGGAAGGTATACCACAACATTCTGTCTGGACGCTCTCCCTGCCGTCACTGCGCCGCCGGTTATTCCGGGCGGTGTCACTGGCGGATAACAGTGACGGAACCTTTATTGTTACTGCGGTTCAGCATGCGCCGGAAAAAGAAGCCATTGTGGATAAGGGGGCGGTATTTGAACCGAAGCCGGATACACCTCTTGGTGGTTTTATTCCCCCGGTTGAAAATCTTACTGTGGAAATAAGCAGTGATAATGAGGCATGGCAGGCAGCAGCATCATGGAACTCACCCTATGCCCTGCGCGGTGTTGAATATCTGCTGAAGCTGACCATCGGCGACCGTGTTGCCGGAACGGCGGTAACGAAAGAATCGTTTTACCGGTTCAGTGGTATGCCGCAGGGTAATTATGTGCTGACAGTCACCCCGCAGAATGACAGAGGGCAGAAAGGGGAACCGGCCAGTACATCATTTTCCGTCAATCCGCCGCTGCCACCGTCTTATATTGAAGTTGAACCCGGCTATTTCAGTCTCGGTATTGTTCCGCGTTCCGGCGGACAGAACAGCCTGCGGGCGCAATATGAGTTTTGGTTTTCAGATAAACAGGTAGCCGATATCCGCGACGTTGAATCTGTGGCCGCTTATCTGGGTAACGGCACTATGTGGATTGTGCAGGGACGTAATATGAAAGCAGGTCACCGCTATTATGTGTATGTCCGCAGCGTAAACGTGGTCGGAAAATCGATATTTGTTGAGGCCAGTGGTATTCCGGAAAGTAATGCCGATGAAATCCTCGACGCTGTGCAAAAAGAGCTCGAAGACTCAGCCATCATCAAAGACCTGCAGTCGCAGGCTGACGATAATTTTGAGGCCATCATCAACAACGCCAACAACGCATACGGCCAGTGGGGCTACTGGCAGCGCGAAAACGGCGCGATGAAAGCAGAAATTATCGAAGTCCGCAACTACACGGTCACGGAAACAACGGCACTTGCAGAGAAACTGGACGCGGTTAAGGTGACTGCAGACGACAGTTTCGCCATGGCACAAAACTCCATCCGCGCTCAGTGGGACATGGCCGCCGGTGAAGCATCCGTTGTTCACGATATGAAAGTCCGGATCCATTACAACGGTGAGGACTATTCCGCCGGCATGGTTATCGGGGCCGAGCTGAAAGGCGGCGAGGTGAATACGCTTATCGGATTTAACGCCCAGCAGTTTGCGTTCTATAACCCGGTGAATAAATCGATGGATTTGTTCATGTACATGAAGGACGGCCAGGTGTTTATGCGTGAGGCGTTCATTAATCAGGCCTGGCTCAACAGCGTGGTTGTCACTGACAAAATGCAGTCGGAGAATTATGTGCCGGGTAAACAAGGTTTTATTCTGGATGCAAAAATGAATAAATTTGAAATGAATTCAAATGATGGAAGCGGTGGGTTAACTTTTGATGGTTCAGGTCTTTATTTACGGGACGAACACGGAAATCTCAAAATAGAAATAGCACTAAAATAATAAACCGGAATTAATATATGGCGAAGAAACCTGTTTTTAATGTATATCACGACACCGGCGAGATAGATAATATTATAGATTCTCTTGTATTTGTTATTCATTCGGAAAAAGTGGATTTTTCAAAAACAAGCATGTCGTTTGACAGTCGTTATCTGAAGGGCGGTGAAAAGATAATAGCTGTTCCGATAGTGACTCATCGTTCAGAAATGAACGGAAATTACCCCACGGTAACAAATGTAAAAGTAAACGGTAACACAGTGACGTGGGAATACGAGCATGACAGCGGTATGGCAAGTGCCACGGTGCCGATAATTCACGTATTTAAACTAATGGGGAGGTGACCGTGAGGCCTGTTATATCCGTGAATGGCGCCGAGGTCGGAATATTATCATCAGTCACCTACGTACTTGAAAAAATACTGGATATGAGTAAGGAGGGCATTAAAGAGCCTGGCCTGTATGATTTTTTACGTGCTGAGTACAATGTTATATATCCCGAAATGTGGGACAGATATATTGTTTTTCATCGGGATGCACGAACTACGGGTATTGGTTCTAATATGGTTCGTCACGGATGGGATAATAAAAAACTGAGGTTTTTGTCAGCCGAATCAGTGAATATTTATATATACAGACCAATAGTAGCCTCAGATATAGATACGAAAACTAAAGTGAATATTTTCAATGAAGAAAATAAACTATTTTACTCATCAGGAAAATTTCCGCTCCGGATAAAAACAATCATATCAGATCTGACGTATGCCGGAACGATACTGGACCCACAGAAACCACTGGATTACCGCAGTGGGCATACGGGCTGTATGGTGCTCAGTTATATCTCAACATCATTTGAAATCAGTTTCGGCGGCTTCGTATTTGGCTACGGGGTAACCCGTGATGGTTATGTAACGAGAGCATCAAATCTGGTCGGCCTTGGCGGAGGTGGCGCGTATGCGAATGATATAGGTTGCATTGTTGCTTATGCCCCTGATGCATATCCGCGATGGAAATGAATAACCAAAATAACCGCTCCGGCGGTTTTTTTTCGTCTGAAATTTAAGGAAACCCCATGATTTACACAGACGGCACCATAGCCATTAATGCCGGTTCACCGATTGTGACCGGCACCGGTACGCAGTGGAAAAAGAATATTCACGGTGTGGCCCCGGGCCAGCTTATCAGCATCGAGAACGGAACAGCACCTGTCAGCATGATGATCCGCGCGGTAAACAGTGATACCGAACTGGTGTTGTCATTCAATGCCCCGGTAACGCTAAGCGGCGCGAATTACTCTGTTGCCACCACGGTACCGGACACCATTTCAGATGCAGCCCGCACCATGTCAGCCAATCAGGGCTATATTGTGTATTTTCTCCGGGCCATGCAGCAGTGGATGACAGATACCGGTCAGGTGGAAATTGAGCTGCCGAACGGCCAGAAAGTGACGCTGGACAGTATTAAAGTGGTGAAAGATGCTATTAATGATCTTGGTTTGAGTATCGGTAAGGGATTATCTATCAATGATAATGGATATACAGAGATCTATCCGTCAGACAAAAATAAAGCAGGGCTTTGGCAAAGAATAAATACATCTGTGTTTGAGGTGCTCAGTGGTAGTACCGGAAAATTTTCCGTTGCGAATGACTCCGTAAAGATAGGCGGAACAATCGATGTTAAAACCAATACCCCCGGCAATGATCAGTCAAGGGTTGAAATAACATCACCAGATGGCAGATTTAGCATCGGTATGTGGGGGTATAACGATGGACGTACATTAGTTTCGTGCCGAAATACATCAGGGTGGTCTAACGTCAGTTTTGCAAATGTCGGAAGTGGCAGCGCCGCAGTAATCGGCGGGAATATTTATGTTGATGGCAGTGGTTACATAAAAAAATCATCCCCGATTATCCAGATCTATCCTGACGGTAATTACGACACCAACGACGAATCCGCCGGTGCCGAAGTCAGCCGCACAGCTACCGGCCAATATCACATTACCGGTATCCTTGGTTATAACTCAGATGGTGCATGGGGCGTAAACGGTGGTATCTCAGTACCGAAAGATAACAACGGCCTTGAGCTGGTTTATGTCGATGACCGCGTACAGGAAGACGGCAGTATTATCATCGAAACCTGTCACCGTCAGCATGCGCATTTGCCGGAACGTTTCCAGAACTGGCGGCTGAAAGAGGTTACCCCGGAAGGTGAGCGTATTTTCTACCGGGACGGCGAACCGTGTGACCTGCCGGAATCCACCCGTCTCGATGTGCGTGTGGAAATGCCGCAGGGCTCAGTGTGGAATGTGAAGCAGCGTGAACTGGCTGAACAGATGGAACGTGAGCAGGCAGAGCGTGAGGCGCAGGAAGCAGCAGAGCAGGCCGGAGACACAGTGGAATAAAACAAAGCCGTGCTGGTGGATGTCCGGCGCGGCTATTTTTCTGTATTACGATTGCTCATTAAAAGCATGATGTCACTGTACTCTGAGGAAAGGTAATCACTCAGTAATTCATTTACAGAGACATTAAGCACATGAGCAATCATTATAACCGTGTTTATGGTCATTGGCGTTTGCCCGGATTCATAACGTGATACCTGTTGCTGTGAGACACCAATCTTTATGGCAAGGTCATTCCCGGACATTCCGGCAGATATTCGCGCGTCTTTAATTTTACAACCTATGTTGATGTCCACGCTGTTTTTTGTATTCGTCATTGTTATAGAGATCAGATAGATAATTTTATTTATTATAATCTCCTTTTCTGAAATGTGTAACGAAATATGAATGCAATAGTGTTATTTATCAAAATATTCTGCATCATCGGAAGCGTCTGCCGTTTCAGGCACCCAACTGCCATCCTCAAAAATCTCCTGCACTATCTCTTTTATTTTTTTATTATCTTTATCATTTTTCCCGCCGGTTACTGACATTGCCGCATTGGTTCCCCACGCAATACGAACGTTCATATCCGGATACTGAGCCCGTAGCTTTCGGTCTATTTCCTTTTCCAACGCCTCAAATGAGCCAGGTGGCATCATCTCTTTTTGGCTTCTGCTGAAAATAACATCAATACGGAGCAT